ACTATGAAGATGTCCAACACAGAAATAATCTACAGAAATTTTATAGGTATCCTCATAATCAGATATACTATTTTTTAAATTTCCTTCTTTATTTCCATGTGCTGTTAAAAAGCTAAATCCGTTGATACTAAAATAATTTAAACCATCAAGACTATCATGTATTGTTACATTAGGATTATTTTTAAACATTTTCTTTAGACTTCTTGTATAGACTCTTTCTAAGTTCTCATGTGGAAAATCACCTTTTTTACCTGTAAGTAACCTTAAATCAGAATGATTTCCTTCAGATGTGTAGAAGTCTATTACAAAACCAGATTTGCTTAAAGAAAACAACCACTCTTCAATAAAATCAGCATAATCCATAATATCGTCAACAATATTACCTTTTACTGATTTTAACTGACTTATATGCAGTAACCCTTCGATAGAGTCACCCAAATCAACCAAAGACAAATGTTTTGTATTATATTTTTTACCAAAATCAATTAATTCATCTCTATATTCAATCATTCGTTTCTTAAATATATCTGGATTATATTCATTAATTATTTCGCCCAAAAATCCTTTAATAGAAAACTCACAACCATAATGAGGGTCGGCAAAAGCACTAAACATTTTATCTGTATCATCATTAATAGTAATAGGTAAGGGAAGTGGCCTATTTTTCTTTAGAATCAACTTATCAACCGCTTCATCAATTCTTTCAAAAAATAATTCCATTCTTGATTGTTCTCTCAACCATGTACTATATTCATTCTTTTCATCTCTAAGTTTTTGACGTTCCTTAAAAATATCTCTTTGTGCCAAATTTATTTGTTTTACAATATTATCTTCTGATAGTTGACTAGAAACCAGCCTATCTTTTAAATATTTGTAAATTGCATACCCACCATACTCGGAAGGCTGCATAGCTTTCCTTAGAGAATCATAATGGCATGTGAATCCACAATAATTTACAATATCAGACCAATCTAAATCTTCAGGCTTTTCTTCTATTTTGATTTCTGTTAACCTCAGTAAGTAATCTATTGTAGATTCGTCCTCTTTTCGTAGAAATCTACTCAAATATTTATACCTCGTAATTATTTTTAAAACCCCATCATCGACCAGTAAAATAGGGGAGGAGAGCTTTAAATTACTTAATCTCTTTCGAATTAATACTTGACTTACCCTTGATTTTTATAGTGGCATCTGCTGCACCATTTGCTGTTAAACTAATCACGATACTAGATATTAGATACAAAACAACATCAAATAAGTTAAAGGTTCCGCTTTGAATATTTACTAATATCTGTAATACAAACGCAACTAAGATACTCACTAATCTTGTAGGGACATTTATTAATTTAGGTAATTCTTTTATTACCTGCACAATCAAAAATGTTATACCAACAAACATTGAGTAATTTGCAAGCATATCCCATGTAATAAAGCCATTAATTTCTTGCATACGTATTACCTTCTTTCTTAAATCAAAAAACTTTTGAATAAAAATAGGGAACTGGTAGTTTACCGTTCCCGTTAAAATTGATTTTTTATACTATAGATTTATTTTGGTTTCTTTATTAACTACAATAACCCTACTTGTTTTATTCTTTTTGCTGATCATTTCTTGTAATTCTTGTGAAAATTCGCATTTGTTTTTAAAGTTGCTATGCACTAATGCTATCTTTTCAGCTTGAATATTAGAATAATAATTCAATAAATCTTGTTGTTGCATATGTCCAGAAAAAGAATGTAAATCAACAATTGCACATTTATTTTTAAATGATTTACCATCTATAAAAATCGTTTTTTGTTTGTTTCCACTTTTAATTTTGCTTGCCAGAGTATTTAAAGCTGAATATCCAATAAATAATATAGTTGAATATGGATTGGGTAAAATTACCTTTGACCAAGATTTTGATCTTCCTTGATTCATCATCCCTGAAGATGAAATTACAATCTTTGGCCTATTATCATTCATACATGCTTTACTATCATTGATATCTTTTATAAATCTTACATTTTTCCAACCGCATACTTTTTTAAATAATTCTAATTCTTCTCCACATAATACCTGTCCATATATTTCTGTTATTGCACAGGTTAAAGGGCTGTCAATTATTACAGGAACTTCAAATACAGGATTATTACCAAACAATTCATATAAAATTGTAAGAATAGATTGTGTTCTATCTAAACTAAAGGAGGGTATAAGAACCTGTCCATGTTTATCATAACATGTTTCCAAAATTACACTTTTTATTTTCTCAATATCTTTTTGACGATCTTTATCAGTAATGTTGTCATTTCTGCCTGAATATGTACATTCACCTATAACCAAACTGGCGTTTTTACAGTGTTCAAATTGTTCAACATAATGTTTATTTTTTATGGCCACATTTCCTAGATCACCAGTGTATAAAATTTTTTCAGTATGATTACCTTGCTTAATATACAGTTCAATTTGCGCTGACCGTATAATATGATAAGCCGATATGAATTTAAATGATATTTCGTTATCAAGTTGTATAATTTGACCGTAATTATATTCTTCAATATGTTCAACAGTTTTATTAACATCTTCTTCAAAATATATTGGTTTGTATTCAACATCAGATGATTTTTTATTTAACATTTCACAATCACGTTGCATAATAAAAGCTGAATCTTTAAGCATTGGATAAATAAATTTGGAACTATCCTTAACACAAATAATTCTTGCCATACATCCTTCTTTATACAATTTAGGCAAAAGACCAATATGATCTATATGGAAATGAGAAATAAAAATAAAATCAATTTCTTTTGGTTTAAAATCAAACTTTCTGCTATTAAATTTATAATCCTCTTTTAACGAATTACTTTGAAATAAACCAGCTTCTAGTAAAATTTTCTTATTACCAAATTCAATTAAGGTCATTGAACCAGTAACTTCATAGGCATTTCCTCCGACAAAACTGACTTTTATCTGATTTTCTTTTTTCTTAGCCATAGACTTCACCAAGTATCATCTTATCAAACCCTTCTATGGTTTATTTTTATTTCTGATTAGTTTTCCAGTATTGCTCAACTTCTTTTTGCCAGGTATTAACCAAAAATCTTTTTCTACCTGTACATTCCCAAAGCTTTGCCTGATGATTACTATGATTATAGATTTCTTCTATAATGGGGAAGATAGAGTCAAAATAGTTTCTATTAACTGATTTCACGTGTTAGGTACACATCCTTCTGCCGTTGTTGATATTATAATATTTGAGTTGAATAAAAATAAGGGTACAATTTCTTATACCCTTATCAGAGAAAACACACTCTTTTACGTGTACATTAGTAGTGCTCCCCTTAAATACCATTAAGGACATTTAGACATGATTTTAAAACCCTAGTATTTCAAGGGTTTTAAAATTCCAGTAATATTTGTGTGTTAAAAAATGTAGCAGAATCAAGACTTCTAGCTCTGATTACATTTTTTTCTTTTCCTAAAATTTTCTACATTTTTTCTTACTTTTTCCTTTCTATTTATCATCGAACATACTTGGCAATATTCTTGTGAATGATTTTTATTATTGGTAATTTCAACTAAATCTCCACATCGCTTACAATAAATATTGCCAGTTAATATATTACCTTTCAAATTTTCAACAATAATGTCTCCAAAACTAGACCACAATGTTGTTTTATAACTACTTTTCTTTTGTTCATATAAATATTCTATCAATACATCTACAACATAATAAACATCAGAGTTAACTTCTAAAAGTTGTTTTCTAATATCTTTATAGATATAGATATTGTCACTAGTATCATCTTCTTCAGATTCAATAGTAATAAATCTTTTACTTAGGTCTAATTGTTTGTACTTATTAACAATATCTTGATCAATTAGAATCTGTTTATTTTTCATTAACATTCTATAATTAAATTCGCCAATATCTTTAGTTTCAAATTTAATTCTAGGATTCTTAATGATTTTTTCCAATCTATTAACCAAACTATTATTAATTGGTTCAACTTTATTTTTTTCTTTATCTTTTGCATATATAAAGAAATGGGGAACTTTTGCTTTGGTATATGAGGTAATAAGCTTCTTCTTATCGGCGGGTCTAGTAGGCTTATATAAAGTTTTAGCAAAATCAATTGTAAAATTGTTTTCCATACATAAAAGCTTAATTACATTAAGGTTTATATTATGACTATTCCATATTTTAGTTATGTCATTACTGATCATGCCAATATTCCCACCAGTATATGCCGATACAAGTCCATTATAGATAGAATGTTTATCAACCTTTTCGGCTTTTGCTTTTCTCATGTTGTAATACAGCGGCACTACATTATTCATATGCCTTTCTGCAACAGAAATTAAGGTTTTTTCTGCACAAACAAGGCTTTTATCTCCGTCTACATCAAATTGAAGTATCTTTGAAATTAAATCATGGCAGCTTGTATATAATCCATTTGTTGTAAGCCATTGGCCTTTCTCATCATCAACAACATTTTTTCTTATGGCATGTTCCCGATACAAATGTGGACTCCTTAAACAATCTAACTTATCCGTATCTCTATAAAGGTTGCAAAAAACTTCTCCATTCATTAGAAGTCCGTCGGGATCTTTATTATCTAAAAACAAATATTCGCAAAATGCATATAGATCAGGAATTATAAATGTATATTTACCTTTAATTTCAAGCTTGCCAGCTCTAGCTTCTTTAACCATACTCTTTTTGGTTTGTTTAATTATTTCTTTACTGTAAGTGTCACATAATAATTGAGGATATAATTCAAGGGCTTGTTGGAAATAGTTTTTATTAACATTTGATTTAGTCACCCCTAATATTTTAAGCATTGTTCTTCTATCTGAACCAGCTCTGTAAATATCATTTATTGTTTTCGTAGCTAATAATTCTATTTCGCTATCTTCCATTTCAGTCAGGGTTTGAAGCATTTGATAATTGATCTTTGCATCTGAAAATGTATCTTCCTCAATATTACATATTCCTGCATGGCACTTATATTTTTCAAATTTATCTTTATAATCTTGCCATGAATTATAATACTTCCACATTTTAAACTGAGACTTGGTAAATATAATGCGGATATCATCTTCAAATATATCCCATTCTTTGCCATAAATATCTTTGATTTTCGAATCACCATTATTAATTTTAATAAATTTATCAAAGGCAAAAGGAGATAATAAACCTTTTATCCAAGGCAATCTTGTCATAAAATTTTTATTACTTACTGAGGTTAACATGATTCCGCAGCCATCGGTATGGGTTATTGGTACAAGCATTTCACCCCTATGGATTAAATATGTGCTGTCATCGATAAAATCAACTTGACCTTTAACAAATGTTTCAAAATCATCAACTACAATACTTCTGTTAATATCAAAAGTATCCCAATTATCTGTTGCACTATTACATAAAGCTAAGTAAGCTAAATATTTATTTATA